GTTGCAGGTCGGCCGTGGCCCGTGTTTGTGAAATTTTCACATCCTGTCCGGTCTGGTTGATCACCTCGACTTTCACCTCCGTCGGGGCGCCCGCGGACCCACGGGCCAGCTCGATCACCCGCTTCTGCTGGCCGGGGGTCAGGATCATCTCGTCGTCGCGGGTAATGCTGTAGCGTTCTCCGGGCCCCAGCCCGCCGTGATACCGGGGCAGCAGGGCCGGATTGGGCGCCAGGCGGACAAACGTCGGCTCGGACCCCATGCCGCCGGAGTGGAACCCGAAAAAAGAGCCGATGGAGGAAAACAGGCTGCCGCTGGACATGCCCTCGGCCAGCGGGCCGGTGATGTTTTTCTGAATCATGATCCGGATCAGATCTTCGATGATGGAGTCGGCCAGATCGGAGAAGTTCAGTTTCCCGGTCTGCACGAACTCCACCAGGGCATCCTCCATGCCCCGGAATGCGCCGGTCCAGGCGTCGGCCAGGTTCCGCCCGACGTCCGAGCACTCTTCGGCGTACTGATTCAAGGCGAACTGCACCGGGTTCAGCTCGGCCTGCAGCCCGGCGATCTCGGACCGTGTCCGGCGGATCGCGTCGGCCTGGGCGTACCAGGAGGCGGGGTCCGCGGATTTGTCCGTCGCCGCCAGGGCGGATTCCTGTGTGGCCCGCAGTTCGTTCAGCAACCGGATGCGCTCGTCCAGGGTGGCCCGGTGATAGGTCCCCGCCGACTCGGCCAGGTCCAGCTCGGCCAGTTGGGCCTCGATGGACGCCTCGCGTTCGGCGTTGACCTCCTGCAATCCCCGCAGAATAGACTGGTTGGTCTCTTCGGCCTGTTTTTGGGCGGCCTCGGCCGCGGCGGCATTGTCTTTCAAAAATTGGGCGTACCACTCGTCGATCAGGGCGGCTTCTTCGGCGGTCTGGGCGCTGCCGATCCGGTCCAGCTCTCCCGCCCGCTTTTCTCCAGGCAGGCCCTGGGCCTTCTCGCGCAGGGAATCGTACCGGGCGGAGATCTCCAGCATCTTGCGGTCAAACTCGTCCAGGCCCGCGCCGTCGATGATCAGGTTCAGGCCCCGTGCCGTGTCGCTCCAGGACAGCCATGCCTTCTGGGCGTCGGCGGCGGCCTTCTTCGCGGCTTCCGCCCTGGCGGCCGCGGCGTCTCCGGTATGGGAAGATCCCGCCGCGCCGGAGGCCGATTGATCGGACGCGGCCGTTTTGGCGGCCAGATCGACCTTGGCCGCGTTCAGCACGGCAATTTCGTCTTTCAGTTGCTGTATCCGGTCGGCATACTGGCCACGAGCTTGCGCAGGCGTCCCCCTCGGAATCACGCTGCGCAGCTCGGCCGTCTTCCGGTCGATCTGCTGCTGGATACGGGACGCCTCTCCGTCATACGCCTTGAGCCAGGCGTCCAGCTCTTCGGCGTTCATTCCGGAGAATTCAAAGAACCCGAGGTCGCCCCGTTTCACCGCCGACCACCCCCGAATGGACTGGCCGATATTGCCGAACGCCTCGATCACCTTGCCCGCCAGGGAGAGCATCGTAGAAAGCAGCTCGATGATGCCGTCGCGCTCCCGGTCGATGATCGAGGCCAGGTTGGAGATTTCGGCCGCAATCTGGTTCGTGCCGCCGGCGGCCTGGTCCGAATCCGCGATCAGTCTGCCAAACACCGTTCGCAGATCGGTCATGGCCTGGGCGATGGTGGGCTGCATGCGGGCGAATTCGTCGTCGATCGTCCGCGCCGACTCGGAAAACGCGCCGACGATGATCTCGGAGGTGATCTTCCCCTCCATCGCCAGCCGGCGGAGCCCGCCGACATCGGTGTGCAGGTAGTCGGCCAGCATCTTCGCCACCCGGACGCCCTGCTCCATGATGGAATTGAACTCTTCTCCGCGCAGCGCGCCGGCCGCCATGCCCTGAGAGAGTTGGACGATGGCGTTTTGCGCCTCGGTCTGGGTGGCGCCGGAAACGATGAATGCCTTGTTGACCGTCTCGACGATCCGCAGCAGCTCACCCTGGGACGTGCCCAGGGATTCCGAGGCCCGGGCGAACCGGGCGTACAGGTCCACCGAGGCGCCGTAGCCGGAATGCGACCGCAGGGCCTGCTCGTACAGCCCCTGCTGGACGGCATGGAGATCGCCCGCGGATTCGGTGACCAGTTTGAGCTTGTTGTTCAACAACTGGTACTCGTCCGCGGTCTGGAGCACGGCGCGGCCTGCCAGGAAGACGGCCGCTCCGGCGGCGAACTGCTTCCACGAGGCGGCCAGGCCGTCAAACCCCGTCCGCAGACGCCCGGCGCTCTTCTCCGTGTCCGACAGGTGCTTGCGTACGTCGGACAGGCCCTTGTCCGTGCGGTCCAGGGCCTCGATGATCAGTTGGAGTTTCTGGGTTTTGTCAGCCATTCAGCAGCCCTTCTTCAGGTCTCATGTCTGCGTGCAACGCACAGGCAGGCAGGGTTCAGCCCTCAGCCCTTCTTCACCGTGACCGATCGGCTGCATGCCGCGCAGTCTGTGTCTTTTTTCGCCGCCCGGCACGCCCGGCAAAATTCATCCGCCGGGTTTCCTGTTTGCGCCTGCGACGTCACAGGGCGTCCGAACAGGACCTCGACCCATTCATAGCGATGCCGGATCAGCCGTTTGGCCCAGGCGCAGGCGTCCGTCAGGCCGATGCGCCACTCGATCCGGTGTGCACGGGTGATGTCTCCATCTGAGACGAGGAAGCAGAGTTCGTCGACCCAATCCCATCGATCATCCTGGCTTTGAGCTGCGCGGCCAGCGCCGTCAGGCCGGACAACACCGACGATATCGGGTTCAGTTCGAAAAAATGGGTAATCGCCTCGACGGCCGTCTCCGGGGCAATGCCCCACTCAATCGTGTCAGCCAGGGACGTCAGGTCCTTATCCCGGGGGCTGCTACAGGATATCGGCGTCAGGATCACCGCCAGGGCTTCAAACAGCCGCGGACCCAGCGCCAGGATCAGCTCGGCGGGCGTCATGTCCGGGGATACGGCGACGCCGCTCAGCGCGGCAGACAGTTGACGCCACTGGCCCAGGACCAGCGGCCGCTGAACGAACGTCTGCCCGTCGATCTCGTATCGTTTTTCTTCCGTCATCGTCGTCCCCCTCATCAGAATGTCGCGATCGGGCTCAGGAGCACCATGCGCAGGGCGGATGCGTCCGCGTCGTCGTTGTAGTACGCCTCGAACGGCAGCTCCACCAGCAGGCCCGTCGGCCCGGAAATCACCGGGGCCTGGGGCTTGAAGATCAGCTCGTCGAAATAAAAGCTCAGCTTCTCGTTGCCCGCCGACGCGCCCGTGCCCGCGCCATTCGTGAAGTGCAGCTCCACGGTGGTCTCGGTGTGGGCCAGGGCCAGCGCGTACAGGGTGTCGGAATCGAACAGGGTCTTAATGTTCCCCGTCACCTTGGCGGCCCCGTCGGGCAGGCTGTACCGCTGGCCGGTGCCGTCCATGACGTAGGTGCTGCCGTCGATACCGTTGTCGAGGGTAAAATCGATCTCGGTCACGGTTCCCAGGGGTGATCCGCCCTGGTTGATGGACCCGGAAAACCCGTCGAACGGCGTGTGGCCGTTGTCGGTGGCCGTGGCGTCGAAAGTGGCCGCGCCAACGGTCTCCTTGGCGCCCAGAATGGAGACGGAGCAGTCGATCATCCCCTCCGGTTTGGCCGCCAGTTTGAAGCTGTTGATCTTGCAGCCGTTGTACAGAAAATACTTGTCCGTGGTCAGGTCCGTGAACTGCTTTTCGATGCACAGGCCCGCCGGCAGGGCGCCGATCTTGTAGGTGTGCGTGTAAGGCGCCGGGCCGCCTGCGTCGGCGTAGCCGCCGAAGATATGCTTGAACAGCTTGCCGTACTGCGGGCTCAGCTCGAAACTGACGTCGCCGGAGACGTCCACGTTGCCCCTCACCGGGGCCTGGGGATTGCGGCTCGATCGGATCGTATTGCTGGATATGAGGTTGCGGTTCAGCCGGATCGACTCGGTGACAAACGGCAGCACGTGCGCGTCCGGCACGCCCGGCGTGCTCTTGAAGGTGGTTTCCGTATCGAATATCAATACGGCGTTGGCGCCTGATTGCTGGGACATGGGTTATCCCTCCTTTATTGGGGCGACGGATTTCTCGCCTTTGCTCTTCGATCCCCGGTCCTTAGAGGCCGGATCGGTGAACTCCTTCAGGCG